TTAGCTATTGTTGCAAAAGAATTGTTAGCCTGGTTCTCATAATCTACTATTCTAATTGATGCTTTTGGTCTCATGTTTTAGCTTTTAAGTAAGTTGTTTCTATTACTTTATCTTTTGGTATTAGTGCTTCAGAATAATGCTTTAATCCTGCTATTATTGATGTCCTACCAATAAGGTATAATCCATTGTTCTCATCAGGATATTTCAATATCTTAAATACCTTTCTTTGGTAAATCATTACTTTATGCTTTACCATAGTTAAAAGTTATATAAATTTTATTTATTTGTAACCATATGTATTTTTGTGCCTTAATATGATGATAAGTTATATATTTCCGTCTAGTGTATTCAACTAGTTTTATTCGTAGTTTCATATTAGTAACCTTTTTAAATTTGACTTTTTATGTATGGTTGTAAATTTCTTTAATTCTTCTATTAATCGCAGTAACTTCTTTTTACTAGGTTCTGGTAAATTATTATTCCCACTATCAGCACCAATATTTACCTGAACTGGGGCGCATCTTCTTATCATTGCAATAAAATCAAATAAATCAAAATCCATTATAGGTTCAATTGTAATATATAATGGATGTCTTATATATATCATTTGTTCAACTCTACTCATAGGATTTGGACTATTACCCATTATTTCAGGGTAATATATATTTGTTTCAAGTGTAACGCATACACTTGAATTTGCAGGTAATATTCGTCTTATATTGTATGGATTTTTTGTTTGAAAAAAATACTTATTATCAAACTTACTGCAATAATCTAAAATTTTAATAATCCATTCTTTTGGGATATCATTTGCAAACATATCACAACTCGAACCAACGAAAATGAAATTATCTTTTACTAAATCTGTTTTAAACTCCTTTTCATCAAGTCTAACAGGATTTAATTTACCCCATCGCTTCATATAGCAATAAGTACAATCATGATAGCATTCGCCTTTTACTGCATTCCATGTATTAGTTATGAAATCATACATATTACCAGTACTTTTATTTAGTCCCATAATATCAAACCCCTTTAGCCTTTAATAATATATAAAGTAATACAATGACGGTTAACATAGTGCAAAATAATATCTCTAAAAGTATTCTAGTTTTTATTTTCATAGTAATTTTATTTGACTATCACCTTCAAATCTACTTTTAACATCTTTTAAATTCATAATAGCCTGTTTATAATAACTTTCTTTTAATTCTATTCCTATTGCTTTTCTACCCATTGATACAGGACTATAAACCTCTGAACCTACTCCCATAAATGGAGTTAATACAACTTCACCAGGATTAGAATATAATTCTACTATTCTATCTATTACATCTAATTGCAATGGGTGTACGTGTTTCTCATCATCCTCTTCTTTACTTTCTTTATATTTTAATACTTCATCTATTCTTATGTCATCCCACATACTAGAGGCGTAACGCTGCCAAATATAATGACTTAATTTATTGCTTTTCGGATCCCGATGATCGTAAAACTCATTATTTAAATGTTGCCATAATTCATCCTCATTAAATTTTGTTTTATTGGCATTATTAAAGGCTTTTAATATGTTTGGTAGTATTGGTATTTCTCCAGCATAATGAGTTAATCCGTATGGATGTACTACAGGAGTTTTGTTCTCTCCTTTTTTCTTAAATATTAATACATAATCAGGACTAGCAGTAAAACAGTTTGTAGAATCCTCTACTATAAATTTGTGCATTAATGACATTACCATAGTACGCATACGTACTTTTAATGGCTCTTTCCATATACTTATACGATTCTTATAATCAAACCCATATTTTTCATGTAATAATACTACTTCATGAGGAAAATCAAAATTACTACCTTTCTGATTAACACCTTCCATAACATGAACTGCATTTATCCTTCCTGGCTTTGTTATTCTCGCCATTTCTTTTATTATGTATTCATATTGAGTTAAGAATTGTTCTTTAGTATCACAATTACTTAAATCTTGTGGACTTGATGAATAATTATATAAACCGCTACCAGCATGGCTTAAAAATGGTGGGCTATAGATTGATAAATCTATGCTTTCTTTTTCTAGTGTTGGTAATACATCCATATTATCCCCACAAAACACACTATATTTATCTTCATGTAATTGATTAGTTACTTTCATCTCTTAGTTTTTTATGATATTTAACGTGTTCAGCTTGATTATTGAATAACATTAAATTTTCTGGTTTATTATTTGATTTATTAAAATCTATATGGTGAACTATTTCTTTTTTATTTAAATATCTGCCTATTTTACACTCCATTACAAAACGATGTTCCATAACAGTATTTCTTACACTGCAATTTGGATGTTCTGGCATAAATAAAACTATATAACCATTTGAATCAATATGTTTACCACCATTATAAGCAGGATTGTTTTTGCCTGTTTGATATTTGCCTGTACATTTTAAAGAACAAAATCTAGGTTTTGTTTTAAAGTTTGATGGGCTTCTATATGTTTCAAATTCAATACCACAGTATTCGCAAATACCTTTATAATTCATTGTTTTACCAGGCGCATTATTATGTTTATAAACACCTGCACATTTTTGAGAACAAAATCTAGGTAATGTTTTCATATTGGCTGGGCTTCTGCTTTTCCTGCAATTGCTACCACAAATTATACATTTATATTCTATTATCATATTATCTGTATTTATATACAAATATAGGTATATAATATTAAAAAAACAAACTAAATAAAATTAGGTTTTAAAACTTCTTGATTAAATTCTCTTTGTTTTACTTCATAATTTGAATTTAATGTACTATTCAATTTATCAAATAATTTATTTGCTTTGTGCATTTTAGCGGTTATACTATCTATAATTCTTTTTTGTCCGTCTGTATGTACCATGTCTACTACTACTGGTTTTTTTTGACCATATCTCCAAAACCTCCTAATAGCTTGGTAATATTGCTCATAACTAAATGTAGGAAAATATATTGTATGATTGCAATGTTGCCAATTTAAACCGAATGCAGTCATCTTAGGTTTAGTTATTAATTTATTAATATGCCCATTTGCAAACGCTAATAATATTTCCTCTTTTTTATCCAGGTTCATACTACCTTTAATTTGATAAGAATCTTTATCTAATTGCTGTAATAAATCACCCTCATCATTTCTATTGCACCAATATACGCTAGTTTCTTTATCCTTTGTTAGCTCTACCGCTTTTTCACATCTTATTTTTATAGTTGCTTTTTCTTCTGCTCTTATTTCTTTAAATCCTTTTGCTACACTTGCAAACATTTGCATCTGACCATTAACTGTAAGAGGATCTTTATTTATTACTGTTTTGTAATTTGTTATTAATTCCGGCAAAATATGACGTTCATCTGAAAAACCTAAATCGCTTGGTTTACGCATTGAAATAGACCAAGATGAAACCCACTTAAAAAAATTATCTTCTGCATGTCCTTTTAATAACCATTTAGTACCTATATTTTGAGGTTTTACAGTATCTTCATTATTAGTGAAAAACTTACCTAACATATCAGTATAACCTAAATAACCGAGTGCTTCGCTTGATGTTCCTAATTCTACAAAATCATTAGGACTAGGAGTTGCAGTAAATAAATATCTATATTTTACTTTCTTTAAAAATGATGTAATATGATTTTTAATTGCACCCTCATAATTTTTTAAAATAGAACTTTCGTCTAATAATACACAATCAAAATCATTACAATCTAAATAATGTAATCTTTCATAATTACATAATATTATTTTTTTACTAAACTTACCATCTTTAGTATGTTCTACATCTTCAATACCAAACTTTTCTGATTCCCTTAAATGTTGATCAGCAACCGCCAACGGAGTTATAATTAATACTGGTTTATTGGTATGTTTTACATAATTATAAGCTATTGTTAGCTCTATTAATGTTTTACCTGTTCCGGTATCTAAAAAATTAGCGTAACGACCCTTCCTTATTGTTTTATCTGATATATATTTTTGAAAGTCAAACATATTGTCAGGAAACCAAATAGGTTTTATTCCATAATCAATTGTAGAATGTTTTTTGCTTTCAATAAATTCGTTATAGTCCATATATAGTTTTTTAGTTTCTGTAAATTAAGTTATAAAATCGTTTAGAATGAATATTTATTACTCTTTTTGCTGTTCTAATGTTAGGTTATTATAAATGTAATTAAGTGTATCTTTTATTATTACGTATTCATGAGCGCATTTTAGATAATTATCTCCTTTGCTTTCCCTTAAAATATTACAATTGAAACATAAAGGGAATAAGTTTTCCGGTTTATCATACCAAAACATAGACTGACTTCTTTTTATTACATGGTCTAATGTGAAAAAATCACTTCTAACAGTTTGTT